AGTTATAATGGTGGTATTTATACTTCAAATAACTATGGACAGACATGGGTTGCTACTTCAGTATCAATATTACAAGCGTGGACTTCAGCAGTAGCAATGTCTTCTTCTGGACAATATCTTTATGCAACTGGTAATGGTAGTACTTATATTTCAAATAACTATGGAGTTTCATGGTTATTAATAACATACCCTGGCATTAATATCAACTTGAACACAGTATCATGTTCATCTTCTGGACAACATATTTATACTGGAGGTGGTGGTAATTATATTTCAAATAACTATGCAAAAACTTGGTCAATTATTTCAGGAGCACCAAGTAATATATTTGCATCAGCAATGTCTTCTTCTGGACAATATATTTGTGGAGTTCGTAATATTAGTGATGGTGGTGGTATTTATATTTCATCAATAGCAAGTCAGTTTAATACAAATGTTGAAATAACTGGTAATTTGGGAGTAACTGGTAATTTGGGAATAACTGGAAATATAAGTATTAGTGGAAATTTGGGAGTAACTGGAACTGCCACATTTTCAAATGATATTTTAGTTAATGGAATAACTATTGGAAAAGGAATAATAGGTAATAATACTGTAGTAGGTAATATTGCATTAGCAAATAATACATCAGGAACACAAAATACTGCATTAGGAAATGCAAGTTTATATACTAATACAACTGGATATAATAATAATGCATTAGGACAAAATGCATTATATGCTAATACAACTGGAACTGATAATACAGCTTGTGGATTTGCAACATTATTATGTAATACCACAGGATATAATAATACTGCTGTTGGATTAGAAGCAGGAAATAATACACCAAATGCTGGATCAACTGGCGCTCAATTAAACTATAATTGTACATTTTTAGGAATGAATTCAGGAACAGATATTTATGGTGCAACTGGATATACTAATTCAACAGCAATAGGATATAATTCTATGATAACTGCTTCAAATCAAATTGTTCTTGGAACGGCAACTGAAACATACCAATTTCCAGGATTAACTGGTTATTTTGGTGGATATGTTCAAGCAACTACTTTTAATTCAACATCAGATTATCGTATTAAGACAAATGTAGAAGAAATAGAAGCAGTAGTAGATAATTTAAGACCAGTTAAATATACAAATACAATAACAGGTAATCAAGATATGGGATTTATTGCTCATGAAGTCCAAGAATTATTTCCATTTTTAGTTTCAGGAGAAAAAGATGGACCTCAAAATCAAGCAATTAATTATACAAGTTTAATACCTCTTTTAGTGAAAGAAATACAAGATCTTAAAAAGCAATTACAGCAATTGCTTAGCAGTCGCCAAACCACCTTTAGAAAAGGTGGTGCCAAATTAAATGCCAAATTAAATGCCAAATTAAGTTAATATTTTGATCCATTTAACCACTATATTTTGCTCCACTTTTGTCAGCTTGCGCCTAAGAAAAGTGGAAGAATTGCAAAAAAATTGATTTGAATTTATCCAATTTAAATCAATCTATATCAAACAATATATAATGTCAAACGAACTTAAAGAAATCCCAGTTGAGCCAACCTATTTAGCCGAGAAAAATGAGCACGGGCGTGATAAAGATATGCAATTTGTTGAATCAACCCATAAATATACTATTATAACAGATCCAGATTCAAAATATGATTCTGTTACGACCTGGAATCATTCCCATTTTGCGCATTTTAATGCAGCACTTATTATTAAAAATATGATGAAAGGTAAGAATTGGAATCCAGAAAATAAATATTGGGGTATGACTGCAGAAGAAATTAAAAAGAAATGGTCTACAGATGGACTCAAAGCAGCGTCACTTGGAACTGCACTTCATTATGCTATTGAATGTTTTATGAATATAGAGGAGCCCACTAACCAGATGGTATACCATTTGGCTAACTCTGTATATGCCTCACCAGAATGGTCTTACTTTTTAGAATTTACTAGAGCATTTCCAGATCTTAAACCTTATCGCACTGAATGGCGAATATATGATGAAGATATAAAATTAGCAGGATCAATAGATATGGTTTATGAAAATGATGATGGAACTTTGAGTATATATGATTGGAAAAGATGTAAAGAAATTAGTAAAGTTAGTGCATTTAAAAAGCATGCTAAAACGGCTTGTATAAATTATTTACCAGATACGAATTTTTGGCATTATAGTTTGCAATTAAATACATACAAAGCAATTTTAGAACGCAAATATGGAAAGATAATAAAAGATCTATATTTGGTACAATTGCATGAAGAAAACCCGAGAAAAACTTTTGAGCTTATTAAAGTTGCTGATTTGAGTGCGGAGATTGAGAAATTGTTTGAGCTGAGAAAAGGAGGTTTTATGAAGATTGACAAGGCAGTTATTAGCGTTTAGATTTAGTTCCTCTTGATCTAGATCTTTGTCTCCCTCTCCCTCTAGATTTCCCTCTAGATCTTGTTCTCCCTCTCCCTCTAGATTTCCCTCTAGATCTTGTTCTCCCTCTCCCTCTAGATCTTTGTTTTAATATTCCTTTTTGTCTTCTTCTTGTTCTAAATTTACGTCCTCCATCATAAGGTGTTACTTTAACTAAGTCATCCCCCAGTTTTTTTTCTATTTCGCGGTATTTATTATTTAATTATTGTTGTTGCAGGTATGCTAATATTGTTGATTTATGTTTTTCTAATGCTACTTCTATTTCAGTTTTTATTTTTTAGATTTTCTTAATTTTCTTTTAATTCCTCTTCTTTTGATTGATTTTCTTTTTTTGATTGTTTTTCGTCTATGAGTTCCTCTTCTTTTCTTTGATTTTGAACCTTTAGCATTAGGATCTTTAAGTCTTGCAAGTCTTTCTGTTAAACTGAATTCAGGACTTTCTGCTAATTTTAATAACCTTTCGATAACTTCACCAGTTTTTTCCTTAGATAACTCAAGATCTCTAGATTTACTAATTGCTGTAGTTATTTTGGCAGCAGTTGCATCATCTTTTTTATCTTGTTTATATGTTTCAATTGCGTCTTGTTTAATTTTAGCAGCTCCCTCCATATTACCTTTTTTTTCCATTTTTTTCATATCAAATAATCTTTTTAACATATAAAATTCGCCAAAAGTCATTTTTAATCTTTTATCTTTTTTGTTATTAGCAGCTGCTTCAATACTATCAATATTATACAATCCAAAATTAGCAAGACTAATATCTAATATTCGATCCGGATGATTTCTTGAGTCCATTTTTTTAAGATCTGATTGCAATTCTTCTATATCATCATATCTATGACTTTTTCTTAAACTAAATGAACTTGACATTATATATACTTAAAAATATTTTATTATAAATAGTAAATAGTATGTTAAACTTTTATAGCACATTGCCTTTATTATTTATAATGTTTGGATCAGGTCTGTTATATTTTATGAAAGATACTATTTATGTTAAGGATTATTATTACCGATTTTTTGATAATAGATTTGAATATGAACAAAATAATAAAATAGATGATAAGAAGGAAGAACAAAAGAATGAACAAAAAGAAGACAAAAAGGAAGTAAAACTAATTAAATATGAAGATAAATATTGGGATAAATATGAACGAATGATAAATAAAGAAATAGATAAGGAATTAGAAAAAGATAAGGAAGAGAAAAAAGAAGGAGAGAAGGAGGAAGAAAAAATTGAAAAAATAGAAATCAGTAAAAATAATATCCTATTTGAAACTACGCCAACAGGAAATGTTCTAATGTTTTATGATTCAACACGCACTTCTTTTATATATTATGCAGATACTGCAATTCCATACCGATATTTAGAATCAGTTGCACGCAAATATGTGACTACTTATCATTGTTTGCATCTTTATATTGATATGAAAAAAGAAATTGCTGGTGCAGAGAAGAAAATTAATGATAAGAAATTAGAGGAAAAGCAAAGATTGGAAAAGCAAAGATTGGAGGAGGAAGAAGAGAGAATAAAGTTAGATGATGAAGAAAATGAAAAGTTGGATAAATATAATAAAGATAATAAAGATAGAGATAAAGAGACTAAAGAAGTTCCTAGAAATGTATTTGCCAAATTAAAAAATTATAATGCTGGATCTAATACTGTAATTAAAGGTAATAAAGTAGCAGAAACAAATCCAAACCGATCTTCTAGTGCTGTTATAATTAGTTCAAAGAAAGAATATATTTTAAAAGAGAATGCAAATCGGTTTTCATATGAAGGAAAAATGGTGAATTATAAATTATTGAAAAAACCAGAACGTAAAGTAGTTGATAAAAATTATGGATTTAGTTTTGCTGATTTTAAGAAAATGCAAGAAAGTAAAGATAAGTAAAAAGTAAGAATAATAATAAATAGATATAGTAGTAATGAGTTCAATATCTCTTATAGATAAACATAAAATAACTGAACAAGATTTAAATGAAGATGGGCAAATACATAAAAATAAATTTAATGAGGTCATGACAGTTGAGGCTGCTGGTGCAGATATTGAACAAATAAAAAACAATGCAAAAATACACAATGATAAATTAAATAAAATTACTGATGAGATTAAAACCAAAAATAACACTTTAACAAGTAAAAATATTGATGATAACATTCAAGTTCAAGAATTAACTGATTTAATAGAATCATTTACTACCAATATTGAACTAATAGGCAAACTTAATATACAAAAAAACACTCAATCATCTACTGACGGAGAAACTAATAGTGATGTAATTAATTTATGGATTGATAATTTTACAACTATATTTAATCAAGGAGAAGCTGGACTAGGAGATACTTTATTTAATGGTATTGCAATGCCTATTTTAGAAACAGGAGGAATAGATAAAGATTTACTTAATTATGTATTAACTTTTTTGAAAAACCCTACTATAGATAAAGCAGGATTAGAAGCAGATTTAGCTGTTCAAGCAGCGAAAAAAGCTGAACAAATGAAAGAAATATTTGGTAAAAGTGGTGGTGATGTAGCATTTATGCTTTCCCAAGCATTCGCTAGAACTGCTTTATTTACAGTATATCCTGGAATTGGTGAAACTATTAAGGGCTTGAATAATACTTTGGGAGAAATAAAAGAAAAAATAGAAGAAAAGTTTGCTTTAAGTGATAAACTCAGTGCAGGAATACCTGATATAACTGCATCAGCAACTAATGCAGCAAATAAAGCAGCAGAAGAAGCAGCAAATAAAGCAGAAGGAGCAGCAAAAGGAGCAACAACTAAGTTAGAATCAGTCGTTCCTGGAAAAGGTGGATCGCCTTTTAAAAAAATAAATAAAACAAAATTGAAACGCCGTATTCATAATAGTATTAAGAAATTTTATAAAACAAATAATTTAAAGACATTAAAGAGAGAAATCCAAAGAATGAAGAAACGATTTACTAGAGGGAAGAAATAAATTATACATTCTTTATGCATTCTTTTTCATATATTCCTTGTATCCATTACTATTTAAAATATTAAAAGAAGTTCCCAAATGTTGATATGCGATTAGGTATGCTTGTTTTTCTGTTTCAGTTAATTGAGTTATGTAAGCAATAATTTTATCATTATTTAACTGGTTTGCTTTATTTTCAGGAATTGGTAACATTTGTATTCTATAAGATTAATAAAATACAAATAAAACGGTTCAATTTATTTTAAAAAGAAAAAGTAAATAGAAGATAAGCATTTATAAAAAAATTGAAACTAAATTGATTGATATACTTAATAGTATTAAATAAAATGAATGATGCTATTACAATTATGTCGAATAATGTTTTTAATAATGATCATATTAGAATTAAGGAAAATGAAGGAGGAAATGAACTTAATAAATCCAATATATTATATTGCAATGATGATTGCACTAGAATAAATAAAGATGTAGAGGAAGAAGATGTAGAGGAAGAAGATGTAGAGGAAGAAGAAGATAAGGATGTAGAGGGAGAGGGAGAGGGAGAGGAAGAAAATTGTGCAAATATTTATAGATATAAATTTACTCAAGAAATTATGGATGAATTGCATAATTTTTCAAAAATTCATCAGTTTGATGATCGTGTACAGTTTAAAGAAGCCTGGCAACTTTGGACAGTAGAGTTTGATGAAACAATTCGAGTAGAAATTCAGCGTTTATCACATAATGGTTATGAAGGTGATATTTTAGATAAAATGTTTAAAAGTGCACGTTACTATTTTAGAAAGAAGTCTTCTGTAAAACCAGAAGTCAAAGAACGTCGTGAATATATATCATTTCAAAAAGATATTTTGACATTGATGGATAATCATATTAAATTAACAAAATTAAAACCTGCTGATGGGTTTACTGACTTTTGCAATACAAATATGGAGGCATTGAAAAAAGAAATTGCTTATTTAGTTGGACATAATATTACAGATTCTAAACAGATACAAGCAAAATTCAAAAAGACATACAAAAATCGTTATTTCCTACTGAATAAATAGTGTATGAATATTAAAGTGTATGTTTGATTGTAAAATTATTAATAAGCAAGAACAAGAAGAAAAAAAGAATCAAGACCAAGATTTTATTTTTTCATTTGATTATATTCAATTAGAAAAGAATGGAACAGAAAAGAGAGAAGATCAGGGGGAAAAAATGGGGCAAAAAATGGGGCAAAAAATGGAGCAAAAAATGAAGGATAAGAAGAAAGAGCAAAATGAACTTAAACCTGTTGATATTTTCTCTCTTAATGAAATTAAGATAAGTGAAAGATTGATGAAACTTAAAGGTTGGCAAAAATATACTAGTCCAATTTTACATTCATCTTTAGTATCAGATTTTGGGAAATATTTATTTGTAAAAGAGCAAATGGATTTCTCTCTTCTCTCTTTTTTAAAAGAGAAAACAAATAGAAGAGAGAAGGAAGAAGGGACGATAGAAGGAACGATAGAAGGGACGATAGAAGGGACGATAGAAGGGACGATAGAAGGAACGATAGAAGGAACGATAGAATACCATAAAGAGAGGAAAGAATCTTTTACGCAGATCCTCTGTATCTATAATTCTCTTTTAAAAGTATTAGAATGGACAGAGTCGGTTGGTCTAGTTTCTTTAAGTTGCAATTTAAATAATATAGTTTTTGATAAGGATAAGTTTTGTAATGTTAAATTGGTTGATTTCTCTCATAGTTTTTTTATTGGAGATACTAAAGGGTTAAGTGCAATTATGCAGATCAATGAGTTTATGCCTTTAGGTCTAAAGGTTTTACATTATATGAATGTGAATCAATGTGAATCTCTCTCTTCAAATAATATACAAGAAATATGCTCAGGATTTATTGAAGGATTAAAACGAGTTGGACCAGATTTATTTCCTTTAGAATTTTTACAAGAGGTTGAAAAGAAATATATTTTCTCTCTTCTCTCTTTTATCAATAAAGAAAAAGAGAGAATTATATTAGAGTTGCTAAAAGGATCCTCATATTGGGATCATTTTAGTATGAGCATAATGTTTTTAATAATGCTAAAAGTGTGTGATTTTAATAATGAATTTGCAAATGAATTTACTTCAATACTGCTAAATAATATACTAAATAGACAGAAAAATGAAGAGTTTACTTTCTGCTAGATCTGGACTTTCTTCTCTTACTCTTTGTCTTTCTTGATTTTTTAGATTTTGTTCCTTTTCTTCTTCTTGATTTTCTTCCTCCTTTTTGTGGTGGTGGTGTTGGGGGTGCTGCAACATCTCCGCCTTTTGCTGTTGCTGGTGCTGCTGAGGCCATATCATCACCTCCTAATAATGAACCAGAATCATTAACTGATGCTGCATTTGCTAAAGAAGACTCTCCACCATAACCAGATCCTCCTCTCATCTTTTTGCCCTTTTTACTTGGAGACGATGCAGTTCCTTTATGCTTATTATATTCTGCTTTTGCCGCAGGATCGCTCATTGCATCTCTATAAGTATATTTTGGATTTGACTTTGATTTTGTTGCTGTCCAACTTTTTAAATGATTAATCCACGCACTAGGTCCTTTTGCCATTATATATATTATTTATATTATTTATTTTTTGATAAAATTGATATTAAAATATAAATACTAATACTAAATAAACTAAACAAATATGAATAAACTAGAACAAATGATCTTTACGCGATATTTATATATTAAAGAAGAAGTAGAATGTGCATTACTTATTTCTCTCTTAAAAAGAGATGCAAATAGTGCACGATTTTGGAGTGAAGAATTAGCTGGGGAAGAATTAGAAGAAATTCTTTTAGAAATATATTTTAATTTCTATTTTACGAATAATTTTGACTTAATGATTGATTTAAATGATCTATTGAGCACAAAATATGAATACAATTTAGATATTTATTTATTAAGAAAATATGTGGAAGAGTTAGATGAAAATGATAATTTAGATGTAGATGAAGATCCTAAAAACTTTCCTATTTGGTTAAAAGAGAGAAACTATAAACAATTAGCTAGATATATTTTACGTGATTGTGAAGAAGTTATTTTACCATATATTTTAAAACATATTGGAACTAATATTAAAGAATTTAATTCTATAATTAAATTAGTAAATAATTCAAAAGATCGTGTTAAAAAGTATAACCGGACAATATATCTTTGTTTTACTATGAAATATTTATTAGGGCTGGACAAAAGAGAGAAAGAAAAGAAAGAAAAGAAAGAAGAGAAAGAATCAAAAGAAAGTATTTCAATAACAATAAAAGAAATAGAAGTGGTTAAACCTTATTTTGATGTAGATGTATCTGATGATAGAGGGTGGCAAAAACTAGGACTAGTGCAAAGATATTCAATTGATAAATATGATTATTTATGTATATTTAGTAAAAATAGAAAAAATTCTTCAAGAGAAGAGTTATTAGATCGGTATAGAAATCATTGGTTATATTATGCTTCTTTCTCTCTTTTATGGAAAGAAAGAATTGAAAAGTATAAAGGAATTATTGATTTAGAAAAACAATTGGTAACATTTGCAGAAGAAACTGATGCAGATGATGATTTATTACAAGAATTTTATGGTTTATATGGATTAGAACCAGATGAACAAAGTGTATTAGTTCAAAATAAGAGTATTCCTATACTTTCTTTAGATAAAGAGTATATTGCAGGGCGTTGGTCTACTTTTTGTAAAGAATTTACTGGGAATGGATTGGTTTAATGATTTAATTTATATTAAAAAAATTGAAGTTAAATATAAATATAGAAGAGAATGTATAATTATCAAAATGCCAAAAAATACAAAAGGAGGATCAGGTCATAGAGGATTAGCATCAAAAGATTGTTATACATCAAAAGCAAATGCTAAAACGCGTATATCAGTTGATGAATATGAATTATATGGACAAGTTAAATCAATGACAGGGAATGGAATGTTTATTGTATTTTGTCAAGATAGTAAATTTCGATTATGTATTATTAGAGGTAAATTTAAAGGTAAAGGGAAAAGAGATAATGTAATTGTTGCAGGATCTTGGGTATTAGTAGGACTTCGTGAATTTGAAACAGAACACGATGTAGGTATAGTTGATCCTGGAACTCTATCTGGAAAACAAAAAGAGAAAAATAAATTAGATAAATGTGATTTGTTAGAATTATATTCTGAGAAAGATAAAAATTATTTGAAAAGTGAAATAAATTTGCCGTGCTGGTCTTTATTTAATCTTGATAAAATTGGTGGTGGTGGCGGATCTACTGGTGGCGGTGGATCTACTGGTGGTGGCGGCGGATCTACTGGTGGCGGATCTAATATTATATTTTCAAATGAATGTGATAATCCATATGCAGATATAATGAATATGGATTTAACTGGCGAAGCACCTAAAAAATTATCATTGATTAAAAAGGAGCAAGCAGAATCAGCAGAGAAAGCAGAAGAAGATGATGAAAATGCTGCTGCTGATGCAATAGAAATAAATATTGATGATATTTAATAATTATAATAAATAGTAGTTATGATTGGTTTGTATTGATTATATTTTGATTTATATTTTGATTTATATTTTGATTTATTTGTAAATAATTAATTTTTTCTTTAAATGCTAATTTATATCTACAAACTGGACATTCACAACTTTCTTCAGTAAGCCATTGTAAAATAGCTGGTTGATTAAAACAATGATTACACGGTAATTGTATAATTAAATCTTCATCGCCAAAATCAGTTAATGTAATTGAACACGTTGTATTATTTTCTTTATTTACTGCTTCTTTAAATTTAATAGGAATTAAATTGTCTTTCACTTCATTAGTAATAATATATTTCTTTTTTTCTTCGGGTTGATTATGAATATAATTTGTATTGGTATTGATAACTGAATATAATAATAATTCTATTATTAAATCATATATATTTATATTATCTATATCATTTAATTCATCTACTTCATCTACATAATTATAATAATTATAATAATAATCCATATTATAATATTATAGTATTATTCTTTTATTATTCTTTTATTATTCTTTTTAAAATAAATTGATATAAACTTATATCCTTAATTTATAGTATATTAACAAAAATGAATTACAATAATAATAACAAACAAAATAGACAAAGAAATACATTTCAATCAAAGAATGTAGTAAAAGAGAATAATGAATTTTCATTAAAATCTATATTATTTCCTGAAATAAATGGACCACTTTCAAGTTCATGTATTAGTACTGATACAGGTAATGTAAATAAAATAACTTATAAAAATGTTTTATTGGAACCAGTTCCAGAAGATTATAAACCATTTGTTCGTATTAAAATGCAAACAGAAAATGAAATCGAAATTAAAAAGCATATTGCATATCATAATAGTGCAATACATACAATTAATATAATGGGTGATACCTGGTTAACATATAGATTAAATTATATTGCAATGTATGGTGAAGATGAATATGAAAGATGGTATATTTCTTTACATGAATGGGATAAAGCAATAAATGGAGAAGAATCTGAATCAGATGATGAATCTGAAAATGATAAGGCGGATGGTGAGGAAGATTATTATTAATAATGTATTTATTTAATTTATGACTAATAAATACATTACATTTACTAGTATTTATATTAATGATGATAAAATAACTAATGTAATAAAAGAAAAAATAGAATTGCAAAAGGATAATGTTATAACTAGAGCAGAATTGGTTGATATTATTAAGAAATATTCTTTTTTTTTAGAAAAACGATATACTGTTTTATCTATTTTAAAATATAATATTACTGGTTTAGAATATGAAGAATTATCTGATGTAAATTTGTCAGAGTCATATGATGATGAGTCAGAAGAAGAGTCAGAAGAAGAGTCAGAAGAAGAGTCAGAAGAAGAAGAAGAAGAGTTAGAAGATCCAAATTTTTTAACTATTATTAAAAATATAGATGATATTTGTTTAGAAAATACAGCATCATCATTTCAAGATTTAAATGAAATCATTATTTTATTTAATGAAAAAAATAATATCGCTGATATAAATACAAATAAAAAACCATCATTTTTACAAACAAAACGTGTTTATATGAATAGAAAACATAATTATAGACGAACACATAGGCATAGAAATATAAAATAAGAAGACCATACTAGATAATATGAAACAATATAAAGAGATTTTGTGATATTATAAGTATATGGCAGCATTACTGAACGCTCTAGATAAACAATTAGGAACAAATGGTCACGCAGAATATAGTTGGGCTAAGGATGATGCTAATGAGGAAACTAATTTAGATAGTTTAAAAGAGAAAATTGTTCAACTCAATTTTCAGTTAGTTAGAGGCGCGAATGTGTCTATAAAGTTTAGAAATATATTACAAATATTGAGTTGTAATATAAAAACAGATGAAACTGCATCTAATGAAGCCAAATACTATTTAACAATTGTATGCAAATTAATTGCTCAAACTCGCGATATTATTGATGGTAAAGGCGAATATACTTTATCATATATGTTAGTTTATGAATTGTATCAGTTTTTTCCTGAAAATGCAAAACAAATATTGGCGCGATTTTTTGAGTTGACATTGGAAGAAACAGAAGAAAAAAAATTGGAGCATCCATACGGATCTTGGAAAGATATCAAATATTTTTGCAAATATATATTAGATAGAGAAGAATGTAGTAGTGAAGGTAAATATAATAAAAAGATTGGTGAATTTGCTTTAAAATTAATGGTTGATCAATTAAAAAAAGATGCGACAGAGTTGGATGTTACTAAATTAAGTTTAGCAGCAAAATGGTGTCCAAGAGAAAAATGTGCCAGATTTGGTAATTTATTTGGTGCTATGGCGAATACATATTTTAAAGAATATAGAGATAGCGCTAAAACAAAAGAACAAAAAGTGAAAGCAACTGCAAAATGCAGAATGGATTTTAGAAAATTGTTAAGTAGATTGAATAAAAGTTTAGATACAATTCAAATTAAACAATGCGCTGGTGAATGGGCCGAGATTAATCATTGTAAAACAACTTCTATTACTGGAATGAAACAGAGAAAAGCATTATTAAATTTAAATAAAAACGGCGAGACACGATCATTTGAAACTGATCGGGTTGAATGTGCTATAAATTATAAACAATATTTTGAAGAGTTAAAGAAATCAGGTAAAGAAGTAAAAGGAAAACGAATTGGTTTGAATGATTTCACTGTTCAAGCTATTAAATTAAATGCATTAAGTGGTAATGGTAATGATTTAGAAAAAGAAATATTGAATTCACAATGGCGTGATAGTTCATCATTAACTGGTGCTTTAGGTCCAATTATTCCATTGGTTGATGTTTCAGGATCAATGGCAGGTGATCCACTTCACGCTGCAATTGCTTTAGGTATTCGTGTTGCTGAAAAATCGGTGCTTGGTAAACGAGTATTAACTTTTAGTGAAAAAGGAGATTGGCACGATTTATCTAAATGTGACAATTTTACTGATTGTGTTGCATCATTACAAAATGCTAATTGGGGTACAACTACCAATTTTTATGCCGCATTTGATAATATTTTGAATGCTATAGTGGCTGGCAAATTGACACCAGAACAAGTTGAAGGTATGATTTTGGCTATTTTTTCAGATATGCAAATGAATGCAGCAATAGATTCAAATAATGGAGGAAAATATACTAAAGAAGTATTTGAAGCAAATAAAAATACACTTGTTTTATATCAAGTGATGGAGAAAAAGTATGCTGATGCAGGTATGCATCTATGGGGAAAACCATTTACTCCTCCACATATATTGTTTTGGAATTTAAGAGCAACTACTGGATTTCCTTGCACTACAAATCAAGCAAATGTGACAATGTTTTCTGGTTTTAGTCCTGCTTTATTAAATAATTTCTGTAATAAAGGATTAGAAGGATTAAAGAATGTGGATCCATGGTCACAATTGGTGGATTCATTAGATAACCCCAGATTCCACTTTTAGAAAAAGTGGAGCAAAATATGTGGTCGCATTTATAAGCAATTGGATCCACTTAGCAATTGCGCTTGCGGTCGCATTTTATAATAAAGTGGATAGTATGAGTGGCACAACAAATAGTTTATTTGATATAATTCAATATTTAAAAGATGGAAATATGGTATGTTTGCATTCTAGGAATGATCGTGTATATTTTCATTTTCCAGATTCAATAAATGAAAAACTTATTTATATCGATATTTCTAGTATGCCTAGTTTAATGGATGAAGAAGAATGGCCTTGGTATATTAAAAATGCCGGGTTTGTAGAATATGAAAGCATTTTACATTTGCCTATTAATAAAACTTTTTATACGATCCACTTTTAGAAAAAGTGGAGCAAAATATCCACTTTTAGAAAAGTGGAGCAAAATATCCACTTTTAGAAAAAGTGGAGCAAAATATCCACTTTTAGAAAAAGTGGAGCAAAACAGTGACCGCCTCTAGCGGAATTGCTAATTTATATTTGGTGGTCCCATTATTTTTTCAATAAAAGGATTCATTTTTTGTGGGTCAATTAAAGGTGTATATGGATAAAAACTAGAATAAAACCATCGTTCTCCTATTATTTGTGCATTGGCAATCTCTTGATGAAACATTTGATCAATAATAGAAAATGCTGAATTAAGCATTAATATTTCATCAGTTACTTGTTTTTTAATATTAAATAACTTAACCAAATATTCTTTATTTTGATCAGCTTCTTTTTTTGATTTAGTATATCGTATTTCATTTTTAGTATTTTTCAAAGTAGTAATATATTTTTTACGATAATTATCAATCTTTTTAATGATAGCAAATATATTTGTATGATAAATAATAGGATACCGTGATCGAATAGCATAAGGAACTAAAAAATGATTGGTCTCTTTAATTTCTCCAATTTTCTTTTCAATATCTGTTAATTTTGACAACATTTCTTTTTCTAATTCAATATCTTGATTTTTACTAGTAATCATACATTGACTACATTGTTGTCTAAAAAGTAATACTGATCCAGAGGTGAATTCTATAGATGATTGTAATTTATCATATTGATGAGCCGACATTTTATGTGCTTCTGCAGCAGCATCATATTTAAAATAATTAACTAATGCTAATAAAAATGCAATGATTCCATTTACAGAAGATATAAGAATAGATCCCCATTTATAAAATTGAACTATTGCTGCTAAAACAGTTGCTGCGGTTGATAAAATAATAGCTGGCATCATTAATTTATTTAATTGCCTTTCACTATGTCTTAATGACTCCATATAAATGATTTTTTGACCTTTTAAATAACTGGCCAAAACATCAAGTGATGCTGAATATTTATAATTTAAATCATAATCTATACTATCTTCTACTTGTTTATAAGATAGTTTTTTATATTTGCGTGTTGTTGGCGGTGTTGTTGTTGTTTTTATTTTTATTTTTACTTCATTACTTTGACTAGAATCACTTAATGAACTATTATTTTCAGATAAATAATCATATTTTGGTTTTAATAAATCAAATGCTTTTTTAAGACTTGGATTTATTAGAGAATCATTAATAGAAATTATAATATGATCTGAAGTTATTACTGGTTTTTGTTTAATTTGTAATTGTATTTTTTCATTATCTTCATTATATTTATCATCTTTTATACTCATCTATATAATGAGACATACTAAAAAACATTTATGGCGAACTCAAAACCCAAGTTATCATCAAAAAACAGTAATGTTTAAAAAATGTGGTAAAAAATGTTTTTTAGGAACAAAAAAATCATTTCCTATTTGTAAAAAAAATACGTGTTCTATTAGTAAATTAGGTATTATGGCTGCATATAAAAGGGCTAGAGAATATGTTAGTATTAGTAGAACTAAAGGAAAAAGTAGTAAAAGATATAGTAGAATTGCTAATCGTGCTAGAAAAATGTTATAAAATGATAAATAAAATAAATTGATTCATTTTTCATATTTTAATTACTTAGTATAGTAACTAAAATGATTTATACAGAGAATTATAATAATGATTGGACTAATGAATATAATGATTGGACTAATAAATGTAATGATTGGACTAATAAATATAATGAATGGGATCATTGGATTGAAGATCTAGAAAATGTTGAAGTTACAAATCAATATATTATGATAGATGCTAAAATTATATGTGTAAATAATATATTAGACCAAAAACATTTAATAAAATTTCAAGAAAATAAACAAATGACAACAGAAAAAGAAAATATGAAAGAAAGAATATGGACTAATATAGAAATAGAACAAATAAATAAAAGAAAACGATATCAGGCTAAAAGAGATTTTGAAATAGATGAATGGACTAGAACACAAGTATATAATGATTGTTATTTTATTGATATAGAAAGAGGGGGAGAAGAAATTGGGTCTGGGTCTGGGTCTAAGTCTGAAAAAGAAGAAGAATATGATATTGAATGCATTAAAAAAAAGGAAGTATTTGAATATTTTAATGAAATAATACAAACAACCTATCTATTTATAACTGCAATAAGATATTTATAATAAATTTTATTAATTATAAATATATATGTCATTTGATTTGAATATAAAAAATTATAAAAAGAGAGAATTAGAAGATATTTTTGAATTACCTGCAACTTATGATAAAACTCTTGTAACAAAAAAGGAAACTTTTTTACGTGAAAAAATAGTAGCAGATAACACTATTAGTGAAACTATGAAACAAAATACTTTTCGTTTTTTAAAAGAAACAAAAGATTTGTTAATTGCAGATTTAAATAGTGTTACTCATAAATTATCAGAGATATATAATACTGATTTAAAATTACATGATTCAGCAGTAACTATAGCAGGAAATACCCCAATAATTGATCGTCCTATAACACCATATGGACAATCATCGCCTAGTGAATTTTATAGTGGAGTAATTAATCCATTAAAAAAACGAACAATTAGACAAAATTTAAATATAGATACACGATTTCGTGATAATTATACAAAAACTTCTGCTTCTAATTTTCAATTTGTTTTACCTACACAATTTAATGATGTGATGTCTATTCAATTAGATAATTTTGAATTTACAACACCTGTATATAATATATCTGCAGGATTAGGTAATAATTTTTTTAGTATAGAAATAAATACTGGAGAAATGTTAACTATTATTATTCCTGATGGAATTTATACTGATATTACTTTAATTACTGCTATTAATTTAGCCATTACAAATATTCCTTTATTAAATAATCCAGCAACTTATCAAATTGTTCTGAGTCAAAATTCAAATCGTTGTTCTATTTTTACAAATAGTTCTGTATCTAGTTATGAATTCACTTTATTTTTTCAAGGATCTATACAAGGCACTGATAATTTTGCAGTTCCATTACCATTTAAATTAGGATGGATTATGGGATTTCGTTTAGGATTATATACTAGTGATTTTGTATATACATCTGAAGGAAGTATTGATTTATATGGTCCCAAATATATTTATTTAGTATTTGATGATTATAATAATAGTGTCAATAATGGATTTTTCAGTGCATTTAATAGCTCTGTTTTAAATAATAATATATTAGCCCGAATATCAATGAATCCTAATACAATTGGATCAGTAATTCAAAATAATTTGGCAATAATTACTTTTGCACGCCAATATTTTGGCCCAGTTAATATTAATAAAGTAAATATTCAATTATTAGATGAATATGGTCGCATATTAGATATGCATAGTATGGATTATTCATTTTGTGTTACATTTAATGTTGTTTATGATTTATAGTTTTTAAAAAAATTGAACTTATTAAACTACTTAAAGAGGTCAGTATTAATATACAAAATGCAAAGAGAACCATCAAACCAACAGTATTTAAGTAATACTACTAGACAAATTTATTTTAAATGGGTAAATACAGTGAATACTTTTTATTTACCAATTGATGCAGAATGGTCATTATTTGATTTAATACAATATGTGAAAATTGTAGTTCAACATAAAAATATTGAATTAGTGCAAGGAGGACAAGGTTCAGATATTTTGCGGGCTGAAGATGCTGATGCAGTTGAAGGATTGCCTGATGTAAAAGTTTTTGATAAATTTACTTTTGATTGGTGTAATAATGATTTGGTCTTTTATATTCGTAAAATACCAGAAGTAGAGGTAGAAGTAAGGGATGAAATTGAATTAGAAGAAATTAGAATAGAGGCAATAATAAATGCAGGACATGTGGCAGGGATAAATTTAATGAGATTAAGAAGAGAAAGAGAAAGAGAAATAAGAGAAATAAGAGAAATAAGCTCGGTGATCCAATGTTCTGGTGGTGGTGGGTGCTCAGCAGTAGCAGTAGCAGTAGCAGTAGAAGAAGTAAATAGAGATTGTGTAATATGTATGGAATCATTTCCGATAACAGATTATACTCCATATGGATGCCAACATTTTGCTTGTTCTACATGTGTTAAATCATGTATTCGGACAAATAATAATAGATGTTCTATTTGTAGAATAGAATAAAAAGTGAAAAAGTGAAAAAATAAAAAAAAGTGATTAATACATTACAAAATAAATAACAAATAATAAACTAACTAAAACTAACTAATCTTTTTTCTCTTTAATACTATCTAACTCTAGTTGCAACTGACGATTTTGTTCTCTCAAATATTCCAATTCATTTTGCTCTTGATCATTTTGTTTCTCTTGTTTCTCTTGTTTCTCTTGTTTCATTTGTTCAATCTCGAAAGCGTGTTCTTTTTGAATTTCCAAAATTTGCGCCAATAAAATACTTGTTTTTTCTTGTAATATCTTCTCTGCAGGTTGATCCCAATATGAATTTTTGAATAAATTTGATTTGTGCTGTATAGGGTTAGGGTTAAGGTTAGGGTTAGCAGCAGCTGCAATAATTCTATCAAACATTTTTGAATCCATTTTTTTAATAACTGGATCTTCTGATAAATCCAAAGTAATTTTTCTAGTTATTGGTGGCAATGATAGATACATTTGCATATCATCGATTTTTTTGACTTCTTTCACTTCTCTCTTTTCTTTAATTTTCTTGACAAATTTATTCTCTAATACAATCCAAAACCATGGTCCATCATATTGCAATGTTGTTTTCGCTTCTGGATCTCTAATACTATCTTGAAATTGCTGCGCTTCTTCGGTCTCAAACCACCTGTGAAAATGAATATAAACATTATTAAAAGACTTACCTTGTTTATCTGTTTTTTTTATAAAGTCAACACGACTTACGACACCTATATTAGCATCTTGGAAAATATTTATAATTCTATGTAATCCAATGTTTGGGAAAACATAGGCAATAAATAAACTCATTGATTTATTAATTAGTGTTGACATATTGATTTTTGATTAGAATACTTTATGATTTAATTTAGAAAAGCATTTCAATTTTTTTAAAGAATATCTCAAGTTTATATATGAAAACTAAAAAAAATAAAATGAAAGGAGGAGGATTGTTTGGTTGGGGAAAATCGGCAAATATGAAAAAGGTAGCAGAAGTAGATAAAAACAGAGTGGACGCAGAAAATGCAGCAAATGCACCAGTAGTAGCAAATGCACCAGTAGCAGTACCAGTAGATGCAGCAAAAGTGTTAACTAGTGAAGTTAAAACATTTAAAAAAGATACTAATAATGGCAGTAATGCCGCACTTGCTAGTTCACAAGCAGCAGCACTTGCTGGAAATATGGCAGTAGCAACTGCTGCAGGTCAAGCAGTTATTGCTGGATTAGCTGCTACTGGTGTAGGAATACCTCTCGCTGGATTATTAGGTATTATTTTATTATTAGCCAATAAATTAGCGAGTCTGTTTTATTATAATTTACAACTTCACTCTACATTACTTGATGTATTAAATATTGTATCTAATTGTTTTAGATTAAATGATTTAATTAATTATACAACTGATATATTTACAATATATTTTTTTGGAGATGATAAAGGTAATGTTTCAATAGAAAATTTAAATACATTAACATCAGCGAAACCAGATTCAACAACTTATAAAGACTTGCTTGATAAAGCATTAAAAAATAAAACAAATCAAGATCCAAGTAAAAGCAGTGAAATTAGTGAAAGCACTGATAAAGGTATAGAATTAACTGAAGTAAAAATAACAAACACGCCTATTAATGCTGCCGATACATCAATAACCCAAGACAATCAACCAGAAGAAGATAAACTTATAAAATGGATAAGGCCAAATGTAGATATACAAAAACGACTTTTTGATAAATTAAATGATTTAACTGATTTATTATTACAAATTGCTACTGATGATATGGTTAAAACTTTAAAAAATGATCCAACTATTATGAATTCGGGTATGGGTAATTTAATTACTAAGGTATATGATTCTAGACAATTAGGTGTAACTAGAAGCATAAGTGCATCTATGTCTCGTAAATTAGGTAGATTTAATAGAGGATTGGATAGAGCCACAAATGGGCAATTTTTACAACAACAACTTATTAATGAATTGACTCTAGTTAATGGATTTTTTATGTTAATGAAAGCACAATATGATATGACTATAGATTATTATGAAAGAAGTATGACAAAAGATGATTGGGTAAAAATTTGGAAAACCTATATTCAAAATTCAAAAGTGTATATAGAATATTTAGTTCCATCTAATATTTCACAAAAAATTAAAGAAGGACGATTTAATATATCTAAGGAAGATATGGAATTAGCATCAACTACAGCAATAGATGTGATTAAAACAAATGAAGAGAATGATAACAAATCAGCAGCAACAGCCGGTGGTGGGAAAAGATATAGATTAAAAAGTAAAAAGAGTAAGAAAAGGATAAAAAAGTAAAAAGGATAAAAAAGTAAAAAGGTAAATAAAAAGATCATGTTTCTTTAAAAAAATTGAAATACTTTTCCAGAATTAAAGTAAAAGTATTTTAACCAAAAGATTACGATAATACAATAATGAATTCGAATTCAAATATTTCTTTAACATTAATTCCAGCAAATGTTCCTAGTTTATGTATTCCAAGAGTATTTTCCAATATACCTCGTGACCGAATTTTCCGGATTGTTGATGATCTTGGATTAGGTAGAATATTAGGTATTGATATGGTTCCAAAAGTATCAGAGAAAGGAGAAAAATACAATCGCATATTTATCCATTTTACTGCGTGGTCTACAAGTAAAGATGCTGAAAAAGCGCGCCAGATTGCATTATCTGGTGGCGAATTCAAAATCCTTTATGATGATCCCTATTTTTGGAAAGTTTCTGCTAGTACTTCTATTGCTCCTAGTGTAGCTGTTCCAAAAGCTAAGTCAGTCGCTTCTTCATCAAGACCCAAATTGGCATTTGATGATACTGCTACTACTACTGTTACTGCTACTGTTACTGCTACTGCTACTGCTACTGATCGAGGGCAAAAGAAGGAGCAGAAGGAGCAGAAGGAGCAGAAGGAGCAACAATACCCTACTCCTGAATCCAGAAGAGAAAAATATGGACCAAGACCAGTAACAGAACAAAGAATATCAAAACCAGATAGAAGACAACAAGATCAAAGACAGGTTACCCAATCAAAAGATGATAATGCATTAGCCAATGTCAATGCAACATCACAACTTCTTGATAAATTAGCTTTAGATTATTTGCAATCAAAACCGCAAGATATTAAACTAACACTACGGCAGTTAAATAGTTTTTATACAGATGATGTTAATCTACTTCCTCCAGTAAGACGACGTGCTAAAAAAGGACCAAAGGTGGTAGCAAAGTCAGTAGCAAAACCAGTAGCAGTAATGATTGAAGTTGATAAAGAAGAAGAAGAAGGTGAGGTTGAAGAAGGTGAGGAAGTTGCTTGAAAGGATACATTTACTGGGGACATAAAAGGGGACATAAAAGGGGACATAAAAGGGGACATAAAAGGGGACATAAAAGGGAACATAAAAGGGGACATAAAAGGGGACATAAAAGGGAACATAAAAGGGGACATAAAAGGGGACATAAAAGAAATAAAATAAACAATGCAAAACAAATAAGGTAAGGTAAGTAAGATAAACAAATAAGGTAAGAACATATTTATATTTAAATTTAATTATTATTGATGAACTAATACTAACAAACTCTCTTTTTTTTTTATTGATTTAAAGAAATGCTTATTATTCATTCAACAGAATTAATAATTAAATCTATATTAGAAACACATATATTAAAAGCATATACTGACAATAAAATAGATTTACGTATTTATGCTAGTAAAATGGTAAACTTTTGTGATTTTATGAAGGAACCTGTTGGTAGTAAGAAGAAACAGAAACTAGATTATAATTTAGTCATATATATGATGCATTGTTTATCAAAACAACAACAAATTTTAGAAAAAATGGGATATAGTTTTTATACTTTTAGATTAAAAGATATTATAGTTATTGATGATAAATATTTTTTTTGTATTGGACCAGAATTAATTATGCCAATAAATAATAAAAAAGTTTTGACTTTTTATAAACCACCAAAAATAGAAGAGAAAAAAGAAGAGAAAGATATTTCTTTTTGTTCGCCTGAATTATTAGCAATAAATAGTATTCCATTTAAAATATCAGTTAAAACAATATATTATAGTTTTGGTGCTTTAGCAATATATTGTTTAGGTAATCCTTCTACGTATGAGCATACTAAGTTGTATTGGTTTATTAAAAGATGTCTTATTGAGGAGGAACTAAGACAATTATTATTTATTTAATCTATTGTTATCATATATGTCTATTAATACATTAAAGAAAAAAGGTGTTATATTATTTGGATCTAATGTTTCTGGACATAAACCAAATGGTGGGATTTGGTTAAGACAAGGTCCATTTGGATCTACTGGAACAATTAATTTAGATAATCAAACTGGACTAGGATTTTCTATTAATGGTGGTAGTCGCACGGGTAGATACATTGGACAAAATATGATGATGTCTAAAAATGGGACACCTTTTCGTGGTGTTTCTCCAAGAGGTAGTGGAGGAGTTGGTGGTACATATCCAAGAGTTCAACCTACTATGAATGCAGGAGAAGCTTATGTTGATATTACTGGTAATCAAGCAAAATTTATTAAACCATCATCTATTTCTAATAAAGGTATGTTAGAGAAAAAATATATGTGGATTCATAATGGTCAATATCCTAATGTATGGGTTCAACCAGATGATAATATACCATATAATCATAGTCAATGGTTATATATTCAACAAAAAGCTGCTGCAAATGATTGTATTACAAATACAAATGATTTTGAAAAATATATTCCACATATTTTACCGTGCAATAATAATAGAACTCCATTATCTAGAACAACATTTAAAGCAATGTTTTCAAATGCTGGATATACTAAAGTATTATATCAACCACAAACATCTAGTCAACATACTGTAAGAATACAAAGAAAATGTGCTAATCCTATTGGCAGACAAAAACCATTTCCATTTGCTGCAAATAATAATAGTCGAGGTAGTTCTGGATCTACCAATTATACCCCTCCTCCAATTGCAACTCCTATCTTTTTGGTTCCGCCAGAAGAATATTAAAATAAGTTGTAAACAATTTAAAAAAATGTAGATATATTATTTAATGAGTGAATTTGCGGGTCCTACTAAATTTATGCATTTGAAATTATTTGTGGCAGATCCTGTTTTAAAAGAGAAATATGTTGAAGCTGTTGCTTTGCATAATTTGAAAATGAGAACTGATCCTTTTATGGATGCTGGGTTTGATATTTTGTGTCCTAGTAAAGGATTTCATTGTTTAAGTAATTTAGTAAGTGGTGTCGGTCCCAATAAGATTGATTTTCAAGTAAAATGTTCTGCACAACTTATTAAACGAAATGGTCATGTTAATAGTAAATATACTGGATATTATATGTATCCACGATCTTCTTTATCAAAAACACGATTGCGATTAGCAAATAGTGTAGGAATTATTGATTCAGGATATCGTGGCAATTTAATTGGAATGTTTGATTGTTTTAGTGCTGGTAAAGGTTCATTATGTGAAACTGAATATGATTATGTAGTGAAACCATTTGAGAAATTAGTGCAAATTTGTGCTCCTGATTTGAGACCTATTTTTGTTGAATTGGTTGATTCAGAAGAAGAGTTGAGTAGTGCGACTTCAAGAGGTGAGGGTGGGTTTGGATCAACTACACCTTTAGAAAAGGTGTAGCCAAATACACCTTTAGAAAAGGTGTAGCCAAATGGCAATCAATCTTGGTATCTATTATAATTGCTCTAGTGTAGACCCGCTAAAATAAACTCAACAACATCTTCTTTTTTAACTGGTTCTTTATCATTAATATTAATAATTACCGAAGTATTTAAGATATCTATTCTTTGCAACCAACCCATTAAATTTTCTGGGATAGTTATTTTTGTGCAAATAGATGTGAATTTTATAGTAAATATTTGCGGATTTGGTGGAATTATAATTTTATTTTGGCGTATTATAATTTTTATTGCTTTAAATCCACATTTTGTTTTTCTAACAATTAAATAATTATGATATGTTAATTTATTCAAGAAATAATCACCTGTGTCTAATAAGAGAGAAAGTCGTTGTTGTTCTTTTTCTTCATCGTGTTTTCGTTTTTGTGTTTGAGTTTCTCTCTTTTTATAATCAATAAGATGTCTCATAATATATTTCTTATTGATTGATTCTGTAAATAAAATGAGATGTATTAATTCGCGGGCAGAATATTCCCAAAATACTGGTGGACAACCTAATCGTCGATCCATTCTTTCCATTTTTATGCAATACAAAATAGTTGATTTAGATTGTTCATAAAGAGATAATATGATTCCCATATGTAGGTAAGATAGAATCTCTCTTTTTAATTCAACTGGTAGAAAGTTTATACATTCTGTTAATGGTTTTTCTTCATATACTATTTTTGGAACTGTTGATCTAGCAAATCGTGAGGTTTGTAATAACATTTTGATTAATTAATATAAGTGTGTTTGTTTAAAAGGATTTCAATTTTTAAATAAATAAATAAATATATGAATAAAGTAGTAAGATGAAAGAAAAAATAAAAGATATTAATAAAAGTATAAATTCTAGTATTAATTCACTTAAACTTGGTAGTAATACAAATACATTATTTATATTTATAACTAGTACTGCTATATTATTCTCTCTTTTAATTTATTTAAAACCAGAATGGTTTGTATTTTTGTTTGGTGATATTTTAGGACAGGTTGTGTTAGTTCTTGCGATTGGTGGACTAGTTTATATTAAAGAATATAAATTGGCAATAGGATTAGGATGTATATTTATTTTACTTTATCAATCTTTTTTGATTGCTTCTACTAATAAGAAAGTAGAAGGGTTTACTGATAGTTCTTGGCCACATTCTTGGCCACATTCTTGGCCACATTCTTGGCCACATTCTTGGCCACATTCTTGGCCACATTCTTGGCCACAAGAATTAGTAGATCGGTTTCTCAAATTTGAAAATACTTTTTATCCTACATTAGATATTAATTTGAATATGTTAATGAGTCAAACATCTGTGGAAGAAGTAGAATATTTATTAAAGGAACATAAATGGCCTTGGTCTCCTGAATTAAAATTAGAATATGTTAAAGCAATGTCTAGAAATAAAATTGTGAAATCATATCCGGTTGGACAGAATTTAGAAGATGCACAAAAAGTATATAATGAAAATGCTATGCGGCAACAACTTTTTTGGAATACAAAAGAAGGTGCATTTGTTTTAGACGGGGTTTCTGTTGGTGGAGAGACTGTAATTCGTTGTGCTAAAAATGAATCTACTGGTGAAGATGCTTTGGAAAAAATACAATTTGATGGATATGATCCAATTTATTTTAATGTTTTAACAAAGAATTCTTTTATTGATACTGGAGATATAGAGAGAGAAGTTCCTGGATTTAAATTTTTAGAAGAGTCTGGGCAATGTAATCCTTGTGCTAATTTGTCTTCTGCTGGATCTTGCCGTTTTTCTGTTAGTCAAGTCAGTGATGCACCTGGTACATTTTTTTAGTATTTAGTTATTAGTTGATTTGAAAACAATTTAAAGATAAACTGTGTATATAATTTGTCTGTGAAGAGTGGGCAATCTTTACATACCATTATGCTCCTATATTTTAGTGGTTAGAATGCGGTCCTTATAAGTCCGAGACCCGAGTTCAATCCTCGGTAGGAGCAATTTATTATTTATAATAAATATTTGAAATACTTATTATATTATTTGATTATCTTTTTTTTGTTCTTTTATTTCTTTGTCTTGATCCTTGTCTTGATCCTTGTCTTGATCTTTGTCTTGATCCTTTTGTTTGTTTTTTTGTTTTTCTTTTTGGTTTTTTACTTGATCTGTATCTATTTTCTCTCTTTCCTTTTCTAGTAAAGTTTTCTTTGAAACCTAATCCTGTTGATGCCATACGTAATGCTGCAATATTTGCTTGTTCTAATATAGGTAAGTATTTTAATAATGGCGTTTCATCTTCTTCTAATTCTGTTCCTTTAGATATTTTTTTTGCTACTGAATTTATTTTTTTTAAATTTTCTTTATCACCATTACATTCAATATAAAGGCATAATATATTTGGATCTATTGATCTTCCTATTCTATCTATAGTTTCAGAAATTTGAGGCCAAGTTTCACCATAAAATACTTCATATTCATTTAATTTTGCAACTGATTCTTCTGTAGGTACATATATTTCAGGTAATATTTGTTTATAAATTACTAATCTAACTTTTGTTGCAGACATTGGATTTTCTCCAGCGTGAATTTTTATTGTTTTCATAGAACCAGTATATCCAAGTTTTTGTACAGTGTCTAATGCTGCTGCTGAAATAAAATTTAATTTTTTAGCATCATCGTCTTTATCTCCTGCTACATTATATATTTCAACCATATCTATTGGATTCTCAATGGCACGACTAGTTATTCTACATCTTAAATATTCAGATACTTGAGTTGCAGGATATTCTTCTTTTTCAACTATTAAATAACTAGATGGATCAAATGGCGCAAATCCCATTTTATGAGATATTTCAGGTAATTTACGTTCTATAAATTCTTTTTTTAAAACAAAATCTATTGGATTATCTAAAATATCAAATATTTCATCTATTATTTGATTTGCACGGGTTTGTCCTTTTAGTAAATTTTTTTTTTTTTGAGAAGGTCCATTACCAAGTATTATTAAAGGAATAGATCCTTTTGCACGAGCATCATTAATTGCAGTAGCTATTGCATTAAGATGTCCTTCATGTATGGGATTTAATCTACCCATATAATAATGAATTGCTAGTATGTCATTTGATAATATTGAAGATGCTCTTGAAGATATTAAAGATGCACTTGGAGGAGATCTTGGAGATGAGGATTTTGCTTTTCTTGTTGCTTTTACTGGTTCTTTTACTGTTTCTTTTCCTGTTTCTTTTCCAGACATATTATAATATATTAAATAAAGAAAAGTATTTAAAGACAATATGCTAGAGTATATTAGCAACCTTTATAGGCGCAAGCTAACGGAAAGGTTGTGCCAAATATTTACTTATAGGTATAAGTTAATAAAAAGCAATTAAATTTGGCTTTGGTAACGAACAGCAATTTCCAAACTTTCATTTTTAGAAAAAACAATTGTTACTAGCACACATAAAAACCTAAACAAAAAGCATTAATGGTTTAGTGGTAAAATTTCCGCCTTCCAAGCGGGAGCCTCGGGTTCGATTCCCGGTTGATGCAGCAATTCCGCTTGCGGTCGGTAAGTGGTGCCAAATTATAACTCGATTTAGCTCAGTGGAAGTAGCACAGGACTGTAAATCCTGGTGTCGCAGGTTCGATCCCTGCAATCGAGACTTGGTCTTATAGTGTAGTGGTTAGCACTCCAGACTTTGAATCTGGCATCGGGAGTTCGAGTCTCCCTAAGACCTTATCCACTTTTGGAAAAAGTGGAGCAAAATAGCAATTCCGCTAGAGGCAGTCGCTTTTATAATAAGTAGTATATTCAAATACTTATCCACTTTTGGAAAAAGTGGAGCAAAATAGCAATTGCGCTAGAGGCAGTCGCTTTTATAATAAGTATTATATTCAAATACTTATCCACTTTTGGAAAAAGTGGAGCAAAATATTTTGCTCTAGTTTTTCATTTTATTATATTCAAATACTTTTTCACTTTGCCATTGCTTAGCGATCGCACTTTTGCTCCACTTACCGACCGCAAGCGGAATTGCTACCAGATAAATTGTAATCCTGTAAAATCGCTAGCCAAAGTTGAATTTAATAAATATGTTTGAGGAATATAACAAAGTCCTTTTGCACCCCAATTTGAAGACCAACAATTAACACATATAAATTGTGTTGCATTATATCCAATAATGATCATACAATGACCACCTTCTAAAGTTTCTGTTTGTATATTTGGTAATGGTACTTGTCCTGACAAAGCAACTTGATCTGTTAAAAAACTAGAATATACTTGAAAGCCAAAGATAATTGGACTATTATTTGTTTTTAAATAAGTAGATAAAGAAATGAAATCTTGATTTATTGCTACATAATTATATTTTCTAAAATATTTAATTCCTTGAAATACAGATAATGGAGGTAATGTATTAAATTGATTAATATTATATGACCATACTGATTCTTTATTTGCACCATATTTAGAAATGATTTTACATGATTGTCTTACATTTAATCCAGTATCATCTAAATTAGTTAATTGATTTGTTGTATCCATACATCGTCCTAAATAATAATGTAATAAACGTGACATTTGAAATGTATTATTTGTTTGCATATTAATTGCTTGAGCTGTTGCATTTGAAACACATGATCCTAAATTTCCTTGATCTAATATAACTTTTGGTATAGGTAAGGAAAATGGTATTATTACTGGAGCTACTGTTGTTTTTGCTAAAGTTGATGCTACTTGTACAGGTAATTGATAAATATAATCACGACTATCTGCTTTTTGAAACTTATAATTTAATTTATAAGAAGACATACTATTTAAAAATATAATATTAAATAATTACATAATGGGAAATATATTTTCAAAAAAAACTTGCTTGAAACCTAGTTCTTTATGTGCTTGTTCGTGTAGTACAACTAGTAATTGTTCTTGTACAAATGATCAACATGTTGTTAAAGAAGAGAAAGTTGTTGATAAAGTTGGTGAAGTTAAAGAAGAGGTTAATAAAGTTGTTGTTGATAAAGTTGTTGATAAAGTTGTTATTGAAGTCAAAGAAGAAGTTGTTAAAGAAGTTGTTGTTGAAGTTGTTAAAGAAGTTGTTATTGAAGTTAAAGAAGAAGTTATTGAAGTTATTAAAGAAGTTGTTATTGAAGTCAAAGAAGAAGTTGTTGTTGAAGAAGAACAAAAATCAACTAATGAGAATTTCGAAAAAGTAGAAACAGATTTTGAAGATGAATCTGCAAAATCAATGACAGAAACTATTGAATCAACCACAGAAGAAAAAGAAGAATCAGTTGTAGTAGAAGAGGAAGAAGAAGAGTTAGTAGCAGAAGAGTCAGTAGCAGAAGAGGAAAAAGAAGAGTCAGTAGCAGAAGAATCCGTAGCAGAAGCAGTAGCAGAAGAATCCGTAGCAGAAGAGTCAGTAAAAGAAGAGTCAGTAGCAGAAGAGTCAGTAGAAGAAGTGGAAGAAGTGGAAGAAGAATCAGTAGTAGAAGAATCAGAAGAAAAGGAAGAGGTGGAAGAATTAAAAGCAGAAGCAACGGAAAAAGCAGAGTCAGCAGTGTCAGAAGAAAAGGAAGAAATTAAAGAAGAATCAGTAGAAGTAGAGGAGGAAAAAGAAGTTAAAGTAGAGGAAATTAAAGTAGAAATAGCACCTGCTAAAAAAGGTAGAAAAGGTAAAAAGTAAAAAATAATCTTGTATAAATATAATATATGGCAAATAATGATACTGATATTAATAGTAATGGCTTAAGTACTAGTACAGGCACAGATTTTATTATTGGAGCAAACTGGAATGGTAATAATATATCTACTTTATTAAGTTGGTTGTCAATGGCATCTTATAATATTGAATGTTTAGAACGATCTATTCATTATTGTCGTAATATTATTCGTGGAAATATTATATTAGGTTTAATTTTATCAACTGCCTCTGGAACAATAAGTATTGCACAATTTGGTCCAATTGGTAAAACAAATTCATTAATATTAAATATTTTATTTACATGTATGACATTTATTATTGCTATTAATACTGGTCGTATTAAAATATATCAAATACAAGAAAGATTAGAACAATTTATTAAAGTAAAACAAGAATGGATTTCTTTTGTTACTATTATTGCTACTGAATTACAATTACCAGTCAAATTACGTCAAGATGCACTTTATTTAATTTCTAATTATAAAGCAAAATATTTGGAATTATTGAAATCTGATTGTGAAATACCTGATATTATTCGTGATGAAATGGAGAAGAAAGTTGCACAAGATATGGCAAAAAATTATAAATATAATCAAGTTCATTATAATATTCATGGATCATTAATATCTAATCGTGGTATTAAAATGTCTGATATTATTTTTGATATTGCTTATTTTGAAGGATTAAATTTAATTGAAATTGAAAATGAAATGGGAACATCCTATGATGCAAGTAATGATTATAATGGTAAAAAACATAATGTTTATGCCAAATGTAATGATGTTGTCAACGATATTGTAAAATATGAATATGCGCATCGTCAATTAAGTTTTTTTGAAAGATTATATTTATGGTTTTGTTTTTGTTGTAAAAGACAAATTGATGAGGATGATGATAAGAAGGAGGAAAAGAAAGATGAGAATAAAGAAGAGAAGGATGAGAAAGATGAGAAAAAGGATGAGAAAAAGGATGAGAAAAAGGATGAGAAAAAAGATGAGAAAAAGGATGAGAAAAAAGATGAGAAAAAGGATGAGAAAATTAAAGAAATGTGAAAATAACTATTCTACCAACTGATAAAAAAGATAAAGATAAAAAGAAAGGTGATGAAAAGAAAGGTGATGAGAATGTTTAAAAAAATGATTTAAAGTTCTTTCTTTATTAAATAAAGAAAGAAATTATGCTGAGAAATTATATTAATAGATTTTCTAATAGTTCTAATAGACCTGTTAGGTTTAATAGTGGTGCTGGTGCTGGTGCTGGTGCTGGTGCTGGTGCTGGTGCTAGAACCGGAGGTGGTGGAGGTGGTGGAGGTGGTGGAGGTAAAGGACCTGGTGGCACACATCTGTTAATACCATTATTTGTAGGTTGTTATCTGATTTTTAAAGAAAAATAATGTTATCTTCTCATACACATTGGATTAATATATTCTTTATAATCATCATCCAGATTCTCTTCTTCTTCTGGTCCAATTCTAAAAGTAAAATATATTGCATATAAATAAATATTTTTGCAGCAATCAATCATATTTATATTATTATATTATTATTATATGTTTAAATAACTATTTAAAAAGATATTATCTAAGTAATATGTGAGGGGAGAGAGGAGGAGAGGAGGAGAGGAGAAGAGGAGAGGAGGAGAGGAGAGGAGAGGAGAAGAAAGAAATAGTAACTTACAGCAATTATTAAAAGTTGAAATCATCTTCAAATTAAAATGTTACTAGCAAACATCCCTCATTAGTTTCTATCAGCAAATTTTCCGCACTTTTAAGCACGTGATATGAGTTCGATTCTCATTGCCTCTTTGGAGGTATAGTTTAATGGTAAAACGCGTAAAATGAAACTAGCAAATCCACATCCACTTTTTATAGGCGCAAGCTAACAAAAAGTGGAGCAAAACTAAAAACAACTTGCTCTATTTCTGCCCCTATTTCTGCCCCAATGGCTTAATGGTATAGCACCAGTCTTGTAAACTGGAGATCATGAGTTCGATTCTCATTTGGGGCTTTACATTATTTCTTCTTACAGCAATTACTTTTTTAAACTTAATTAAAAACAAAAGAAGATAGCACTTATTACAAAATAAAATAAAAATTATAAAAAATAAAATCATATAAAAACTAACTTGTTGTATATTTGTCTGTTTGTATTATAGGTGGATCGATTGGATGCGTGGACTTAGGAGGAGGCGTAAACTGATGCGTGGACTAATGGAGCGATGGAGCGATTGAGAAGAAGGTAAGTGTAGATAGTGGTCGGTGTGTATGTATTTGTAGCAATTCCGCTTGAGGCGGTCGGGTTGTATGTATTTGTAGCAATTCCGCTAGAGGCGGTCGGGTTGTATGTATTTGTGTTTGTATATGTTTTTATGTATGTGTGTAAGCCCTAATTTCATAAGAGATCTTAGTATAGGGCAAAAAAAGAAACTAGTTTGGTTTCATACAGCAACTTAAAACAAAATCAAAAAATCCACTTTTTAAAAAAGTGGAGCAAAACAACTTTTAGAAAAAGTTGTTCAAAATAGAGCTAAATGGTTAGTTCGAAAAAGAAAATAATGTTGTGAGCATTTATGATGTGGTTCGTTAAATCAGTAGGTAGATTATTTGACTGTTAATCAAAAGGTCGTTGGTTCGAGTCCAACACGAACCGAAATTTAATATTTTATTCTTGGTAAAATATTAAAATACTAATAGCGACCGCTAAGCAATGGCCTTATAATCTCATAAAATATTTTGTCAAAATGGGACTTAAATTAATGCGATTTTTCAATACTTTATAATAAAAAGTATTAGTCGATGTTTCTGTTGAAATTATCCATAGTTCTTTTACTTCTGGATGATGTAGTTTCAATAAAGTTGCAACTCTATGTATCATTAGAGTGCCGACATTTCTATCAATATATTTTTGATTACTTATATAGATTGAATATATTTGTCCAGTTTGTTTATGATATTGAATAGATCCAATATATTCATTATCTGTGTCTTTATAAGAGATTGATTCAACTTGGAAAAGTGATTTATCTGAACTATTGAATATTAAATTTCTCTCTTCTTTGAAATTATATAATGATTTAAAATTATATAATTTATTTTTTAAGTATGTAGTTCTGCGAATATAAAACATTTGATTGATAATACTTTAAATAATTAAATTAATTATGCTTCAATTTTTTTGCAATTTATCCACTTTTTGTAAAAGTGGAACGACTGCAAGCGTAATTGCTAGCCATACATTTCTCTCATTTCAGCGTAAGATAATTCTCTTCCAATTTTTGATTTAAATTCTGCATCTCCTTCTTTCATTATTTTAAGTATAGAATCTACATTTTTTTCTTTTGGACTTAATGCTTTTATTGAGGCAAGTCCTTTTCTCTCTATTTCATCTTTAACTTCTTTTTCTAAAGTTTTATTTTGATAAGTAGTATTAATTTTCAGATTTTTAGTCTTATACATATAATTTAACTTGTCAAATTATATTTATATTATTTTTTGATCCATTTAATCATCTTCTGTTAAATCTATTATTGTTGATAGTTTTGTTGTTGGGTTTTTATTACTTTTAATAGTTGTTAAAGGTTTTTGTTTAATACAACCAGGACAAGTATGTGTTGTACTTTCTGTTGCAAAACTACCCCACCAACATTTTTTACATATTCTATGTGCATTATATCCATGTTTATTTAAACATAATAATGGTACTAATGATTTTCTTTCAGTAGTACTATTATTACATATACAACATTCTGGATTTATAAGAATTGAACCTTTTCTTTTACCTGTTCTTATACTCATTTTTGTTTTAGTTCTTTTATTATTTATGTTTCTACGACGTTCACTAATACCACCTATTATTTTGTGTTTTGTTTTTCTTGTTGTTTTTCTTGTTGTTTTATTTGTTGTTTTATTTGTTGTTTTATTTGTTGTTTTATTTTTATTAATAAATGCATATATATCTCTCTGTTGTTCCAAAAGTGTATCTATATTAGGTTGAAAAAAATGTCTAAACTTTGATTTATTTTTTTTAAGATCATCAATGTTAAACCATTGTATTTCTTCTTTTTCAAATATTTTGCTTTCCTTAATCAGTTTGGGGTCTAATTTTTGATGAAGAAATTTAGCATTATTATTATAATAAAATGGAAGAGATGGATCATATCTATATGGTATTAAATGCATACGATACATTTTTTCTTTATTTTGAGTAGGGAGATCAATATTGTAGGTTCCATATTGTTTAATTATTTTTGTCATGTCTTCAATAGAACCTAAAAATCCTGTTGATTCTTCTACGGATTCACGAATTGCTGCTTCTAAATAATTCTCATTACCATCTTGACCTCCTCCAAAATCAGAAAATCCTGGTGCTGATTTTTCATTATAATTTTCTTTCCCAAAAAGAAAATAGAGTTTGCCTTGATGAATAGCTGTTGGAAGAATACCGGCGCCCATTTATATATATCTACTTTTTATAGGCGCAAGCTGACAAAAAGTGGAGCAAAAATGGAGCAAAAATGGAGCAAAATTGTGAATGCACTTAACGTGGTTTGCTAAAAGTGGATATACATTCCCATATCTTTGCAGATTCATCAATTGTAAATGTTCCTCGTTTTTGTGCTAAAGATATAAAAGATACTAGTAAATTAAGAGCCACATTTTCATCTGTAACTTTTACATCGGTTAGCTTAACTTGATTAGGTGCTAGAGGTGCTGGTGCTAGAGGTGCTGGTGCTAGAGGTGCTGGTGCTAGAGGTGCTGGTGCTAGAGGTGCTGGTCCTGGTGCTGGTCCTGGTCCTTGTGCTAAATTCAAATCCATTATAATTAATATTATATGAATTTTTTAAATACTTTTTTGTCATATCATTATTCTTGTTAAAAATAAATCATTCCGCTCAAATAAAGTATTTATAAGTTTACTCAATAAAGTATTACTCAAAATTTATACTATAGTCGGATTGCCTCATCCTCCTTTTATAGGTTTACCGCCAATAGTAGCACAGCTAGTACATCCACCTTTAAACTTTTTTAACATTGATTTATAAAACTGACGCACTTTAGTTGAATCATTTTTTATTGTTTTATTTAGTCGTCTACTTATTCTTTTACTGATTCTTTTACTTTGCTTATTTATTTTTCTACTTAGATTCTTTAACATTTTTTTATTACTATTAAACTTATACATTATGTATTATGCTAATATAAAAATATATAACTTTTTAATTACTATCATCTTAAATCATTATCATCTTAAATATAAAATAATGATTTAAATATTACCTCTTAATATATGTAATAATGCAATCAACATCATCATCAAAAACTTGCTCTAATGAAACTGAATTTAAAAGTATGTGTGTTAATAAAGGATTTATAATTTTAGAAGAAAAAATGTTTGGATTTGGTTATCAATATGTTGTAAATAGTATAGATCATATCTTATTTCAAAAGAAAGGTAATGATTATGACTTTTTTGAAATTCGTATATCTAATGATAAAATATTTGTATCTGTTCCAATTAAGAAAAGTAGATTTCAATATAAAACACATTTTTCATCTTATTTTGAAGCATCTGAATATGTTGAGATGCAATTAATTCATTTTGAAAGTAAAGATGAAGACGATGTGCAAGTTGGGGATGCTGGGGATGCTGGAGATGCTAGGAATGCTGGGGATGCTGGGGATGCTGGGAATGCTGGGGATGCTGGGGAGGCCAAGGAGGATGAGAATTGAATAAATTAAAATATTAGGTAATGTTATAATATGACTGCATATAATTTTTTAATTATTTTGATTATTATGATCAAAATTATATTTATTTTATTAAAAGGATTTGCGTTTTATAATAAAGTAATGGGTAATACAGATACATTATTTGGAACAAATATATTATTTTGGGCAGATAGAGTAGAATTTATTTATACATTTTTAATGGCAATATTAATGATTTCTTTATTTAGAAAAGCTGTTAACGATGGACAGATTTGTATTTATGATAAAGAAACAATATTTTTAATGTATGTATTTGGTTTTATTTTATTATTTACTGCTGATTGGAATGAATTTATTTCTGAATCTACTATTATTACAAATGTTCAAAATATATTAGGTATTAAACCTAAAGTAGAAGTTAAAAAAGAAACTCAACCTCCACCTCCTTATCGGAGTTGGTAAAGAATGAATAAAGAATGAATAAAGAATGAATAAAGAATGAATAAAGAATGAATAAAGAATGAATTAAGAATGAATAAAGAATGAATTAAAAAAGGTTTATTAATTAATTACATTATATTTTAAAAACTTATTTGACTAACTATTGATTTGCTACTGCTAATACTTGAGCATAAGTGCGAGTATCTGTATATTTGACAGCAATATTACCTTCCATAATATTATTTATATCTGTATTTAATTTTATTAAAATACTTTTAGATTCATCTTCTTCATCACCTAAATCAGCACTCCATCTTGGATTTTCAATATCTTTTGGATGATCACTACCCCCAAAATGCAGCATCAACAGATCTTCCATTGAATATCCAAGTGATGTTAATTTATCTGCCAGTTGTTTTATAGAAATAATTTGTTTGGGCTCGATCTCTTCTTCCTCTTCTTCTTCATCGTCTTCTTCATCATCGTCTTCTTCATCATCGTCATCACTATATTCTTCTTCTTCTGGTTGTTTGATAAGTTCAGTTCTGCAAAGAGGGCATTCTGGACGATGTTCGAAATTTTGAAATAAACATTTTGAATGAAATTTATGTCCACATGGTGTTGTAGAGCACGCATCATTTTTGGCAAAACAATCGTAGCATATTGTGCATTCGCTTGTGCATTCGCTTGTGCATTCGCTTGTGCATTCGCTTGTGCATTCGCTTGTGCATTCTTGATTATCTTCTTCTTTTACTTCTTTTACTTCTTTTACTTCATCGGTTAATCTTCTTCTTGATGCAAATGATGATGCAATAGCAATTTCTTGCCAAGATTGTCGTCGTCTAGTTAAAGGACTTATCTCATCTTCCTCTTCCTCTTCCTCTTGACTATCATCATCTAAAGCAAATTCTGTTTTTGATATCCATACTTTACCTATTTCTGACCATACTAGATCTGAATTATTACTATTTACACTATATACAATAGTATTAGAATTATTTGAAGACATTTTAAAAGTCGATTTATTGATTATTAATATTAGTTATAACTTTACAAAAAAGTATTTCAATTTTTTTTATAAAACGTTAGATTATAAAAAAATAAAGATAAGAATAAAAAAAGAATAAAAAAGAATAAAAAAGAATAAAAAAGAATAAAAAAGAATAAAGATAAGCATAAAGAAAAGAATAAAGATAAGAATAAAGATAAGAATAAAAAAGAATAAAAAAGAATAAAGATAAGAATAAAGATAAGAATAAAAAAGAATAAATAAAAAAAGGTTGTTATTAAATTACATATTAAAATTTTCTGTCTACTTTTTTTTATTCTTTTTTTTGCTATCTACTTTTTTTTATTTTTTTTTTTTTTTTTTTTTTTTTTTTTTTTTTTTTTTTTTTTTTTTTTTTCTATTGGTTTTTTTTTTTTGTTCATCTTCTTCTTTTTCT